GAAAATAAAAAGTAATTGCGTGCGTGCAATCAACTTTTCCCCCTCGATTCGTCTTGTACGATTCACTCTCTAACGAACTTAAAATTGTGGCATATGTCACAGTGGGTTTCGTTCTGCTGTGCGTGTGCTACGCTTTGATTTAAGTGAAGCTTTTGTGTCTTCAGCTTCCCTCTTCTCCTCGTGGGGTTCCGTTCCCGCGGTAGTGAGCCTGGTGTGGTTCCGCCCGCGCCAGTGATGGAGGGTGCTTTAGGCACTAACAAGCTTAGATCTATGGTGTCGATCACCCTTGATTGGATCGACCCCCGTAATGTACCCAGACTCACTAACTGGGAAATGCCTTTGCAGGAGGCTGCTGAGTATGTGAAGCGAGAGCTCAGTAAGCCAAATCCTGATGTGGTTTTTGTGCCCAACTACTTGCTAGATTCCGCACAAATTCCGCAAAATCGCGTCGTCATCACTAATAGTGTATGGCGCTGCTACGAGATGGGTTGGAAACCCGTCCGTGAGATTGCCTTCGACCTCGATGGAGTACGCTTCGGTCGTGGCGGTACTCATGGTGTTTTGCTCCCGAGGCAACCACCGCAATACATTTGTGGTACCGTGAGCATCGAGCTCCGTAAATACGGAGTGGGTGGAGGTGCCGAGATTTTTATTCCTAAGCTGTGGGATGGGTTCGTGGACCCGCCTGCCGCCGCGGAAGAGTATTTAGATTTTCCTGACAAGTGCTTTCCCACGAAGCCCAAGGCTAAGCGTGGAGGAAACACCTTTCTAACAGATCAATATGGATTTGACGCTGATGGCGTCCTTGCTGCTCCGATAAAGGAGGTGCTTGGAGGTAAAGGAGCTGGTATGTCCCTGGTTGAGCTGACAAAGTTCCTAGGCAAGTACCGGACTGCTGATGGTTACGAATTACCTTCCGGCATAGTGAAAGTGGCCGTGAAGGTGGTTCGCAAAAACCTACCTGTTTCTAAACAGTCTATCTTTACAGTTCTGGGGGTTACTGAACGTGTGGTAGACGGGTTTTATTATCCGTACTCCACCAACAGTGTGGTTAGCTACACAAAACCGCGCGCTGGCGCAACTGTAGGCAACACTGTACAGTCAGTGATGCTAAGCATGTATGGTACAGAGGCCTACAACCCAGTGACACCTGTTGTGCGCTTGCGCTGTAGCTCCTGTGACTTTTACGGGTGGGTTCCTGTTAAAGACCTTGGCTGTGTTACCTGCTCCTGTGCAGCTGTGCATCAGATTACATCTTCTTGCATTGATGCTGAGTCTGCCGGTCTGATTAAGCAGGGTGCCGTTATGCTTGTTGACAGAAGTCCGAGCATGCGTGTGGTACCTGGTAACAGACTCTATGTGGCTTTTGGTGGGGCCATCTGGTCCCCAATTGGAAAAGTGAATGGTGTCCAAGTTTGGGTACCACGTGCTTACTCCTGTGTTGCTGGTGATCACTCTGGAGCCGTAGGTTCGGGTGATGTTAACACCATAAACAAGGAGATCATGAGTCTCATCATAGACGGTGTCCGCATTGATGATGAAGTTTTGGAGCAACCATCTTGTGGTGTGCTTATTGCCAACCTGGAGGATCCTTCTGCAGCACCTCGCGTGCACACTGTGGATTCCCTACGCCAGTTGTGTGTTGACAACAATGTGATGCTTGGCGACACACCTTTGCCCAAGGATGAGTTTCATCCTGGAATTGTGGGCTTGTCCTATCATTTCTACCGTGCGTGCTGGTACGGAGTGCTAACCGCAAAATCATTTGGTGCTTTCAAAGAACTCTTACAGAGTGAAGAGGTTCGTCTGTCGCACTTCTGTGCTAATATCAGGCGTTGCCTTGACCGTGCTCTTAACTGGGCGCGTACCACTGGCAATGTCTCGCTTTTGAGCTCAAGCCTTGTGCTGAAGGCTCTTGCAGAGAATCTGTTAGATTCTGTTAAAAACACTCCTTTCCTTGTGGGGGACCTTGTGAAACCCGTATTGGATTGGATTGTTGAAAAGATGGTCCTTGCACGTGACAGTGTTGTTAACTGTGCTGAGGCCGTCTTGTCTCTGTTTAACATGCAGTTTACCTTTGCAAAAGGTAAATTTACTTTTTTAAAGGAGAAACTCAACAAGTCCTGTGTGGCCTTGCGTGAGTTGCTCACTGTTATTGTAAATAAGTTTGCTACTACTGTTAAGTGGGCCGGCTGTAAGATAGATGGTTTTTACAATGGTGATTACCACTTCTTCTCAGCAAAGGGCGTACTAACAGAAGTACAAGTTTGTGCTAAGACACTTGGTGCCATGCTTACACCTCGCCAACAGCGTATGGAGGTTGAGGTACTTGATGGTAAGTATGATGCACCAGTTGCTATTACTGTTCCTGAGTTGGAAGAGCTCAATGGGACACTTGAAGAAGTTTTTGGATTCGACGACCTTACGCTCGTAAGAGGTTCACTGGTTGCACTTGCTAGTAAGGTATTTGTCCGCACCGATGATGGATTGCTGTTCCGCTACGTAAAGTCCGGCGGTGTCTTTTTGAAGGCATTCCGACTACGTGGAGGTGGCAAACCTAAGGTTTCCTTTGGTGAGGAAGAGGTGCGTACAGTACCGCGTGTTTTGACTGTAAACTTCACCTATGATGTTTGTGAGGGTCTCGATGGGGTTCTCAACAAGCTCATGGCTCCCTTTGAAGTGGAGGAAGGTACTAAGCTTGAAGACCTTGCACTTGTTGTTCAAGAAGCGGTTGCTGAAAAACTGCGCGAACTGTTTGAGGATTGTCCAGCTGATGTGCGGCCTATTGATATAGACGCATTCGCTGATGACGAGTGTTACATTTACAACATGGACTATGAAAAAGTGCTGTCCACTGAAATGTACTTTTCACTAGAGGATGTCACACCTGTTGAGGATGAAGACGAGTGTGCTAGTGAGGTACAGTCCTCTGACGACTGCGAAGAACAGACTGAGCAGTTTGATGAGAGCGATGATGACACATGGTTAGGTGCCGATGACACTGAAGCTGAGGCTGATGTTAGCTTCCCTGTGGTGGAAGGCATCCCCGAGGCCAGTGGACATGTACCACCAGAGAACATAGATGATGACCATGTTGGCTTCAAACAGTTGACTGCCAATGTGTTTATTAAATGCGCTGACATAGTACAGGAAGCTACGTCACGCTCTTACAAAGTGTTAGTGAACGCAGCTAACGTTAACCTACATCATGGCGGCGGTGTGGCGGGAGTTCTAAACCGCGCCTCTGACAACGCAATGCAGGCTGAATCAACTGCCTACATTCGCGAGCATGGTCCACTACAACCTGGTAATGGCGTTCTATTGAGCGGACATGGTCTTGCTCAGGATGGCATTCTACACGTGGTTGGACCTGATAAACGTCTCGGTCAAAGCTTAGATACACTAGGCCAAGTTTACCAGCTCTATAATGCTCATGATGACATACTTACACCGTTAGTGTCTGCAGGCATATTTGGCTTCACAGTGGAGGAGTCACTTGTGTGCCTGTGCCGCAACGTAACGGCTAATACCTTCATAGTTGTTTATGACAAACAGCTCTATTCAAGAGCCTGTGCTGTTAGCAGGCAAGATTTAGAACCCGCCCCATTGGCAAGGAAAGAGGCCTGTGTGGTAGCGGTTAGCAATGATGCGCAGCAAGAAAGTCAAGAGAACGATTGGGCTGCTGCTGTAGAGTTTCAAGAGAAGAACCACAACGTGGAAGAAGTAGTTGGAGGTCCGTACCCCTCAGGGGATGCACCGGTTCCGTTCGCTGCATTAGTGGACGCAAAGACTACGACTGAAGCGCCTTGTGAGGATGCTAGCATAACTACTCCCTCTCCTAACCTCAAGGAGAATGTAGAAGAGGAAGTAGCAGCTTGTATGCGCTTTCTGCTAAGGAGAGTAACGAAGTCGCTGAAAAGCGAACGGCGTGAGACTACCAACGCAGCTAAAGTGACTGAGGTTGTGCAAGAAGCACCACCTGCGGAGCCAGTTGTTGCCTCTAGCCAATCTCATCTTAAGGATGTGCTTTGCATGTCTTTCTCTCAAATGATACAGTATGCCAAATCACACGGCCTGTTGACGCCAGTTGTGCTTGACTATACTGCATTCAGCAAGGTTTTACGTAAGTATGAACCAAAGTCTGGGCTTTATGAGTTTGGTGGCCAAAAATTTTATGGTTACAGTCGAGAAACGCCTCTTGAAGACGTTAGCAAAGCATTGAATGAGTTGGGTCTACCTTTGATTATGATACCATTTGGTTACATAGTCAATGGTGCTCAGCTATCTCTTTCTGCTATTAACATGAGAATGTTGCAAGTAGAGCATACGGTTGTTTTGCCGTCTGAATCCTGTGTACCATTGTACCGCAACTACTATGTTAGTGGTATCACTCAGGAAACCACAGCCTTACAGGACTTTGTAGTTGACATAATTGTCAACGGTGCTAAAGGCTGGGATGTAGTGCAGACTGTTTGTAAGGTAGACGGGGTCACCTACAAAACTATTTGCAAGTACAGGGACACTTATATGTGTCATGATGAAAGTAACCTGTATGCTATTACAGGGTCTACTGTTTTAAAGTTTGCTACGCTTCAGAAAGCGCGTGGCTATATGGAATCCTCTGTCAAGGAGAAGAAAACCTTGACCAAGGTGCTTACAACTGTAGACGGTGTTAACTATAGCACTGTTCTTGTTGATGATGAACGCACCTTCCAAGACCAGATTGGTGTGGTGTTCCATAATGGTGTTGATATTTCATCTAGAGTTCCAAACTCCGATGATGCCAACATACAATTGTTTAAGCAAGACAACTTTTCTCCAGAAGAAGTACAGGCCATAAGCGACTACTACGGTGTAAATGACTGCACCGTGGTAGCACGCGCTCTCAGTGTACGGAGGTATGTGCGAACCTGGCCATATTCCGTTGTGGACGGTAGAGTGCTTTTGGCTCAGCGTGATTCCAATTGCTACTTGAATGCGGCAATCTCTGTGTTGCAAGACATTGAGGTTGAATTTTCTACACCTTGGATCAGCACCGCATTTGACGCGCTCAAAGGTGGTAATCCATTGCCGATAGTGGAAGTTTTAATCACGTTAGGTAAAACTACAATTGGTGAGCCCGATGACGCTCACATGATCCTGTCTTCTTTGCTCTCTTACGCGTCCGTGAAAGCGGCCCGTAGAGCTATAACCACTGTTTGTGAAAACTGTGGTTCGTCTCAGGAGATCATTGAGGGAGTACCGGCTTGTCTACACTATGGCACTGTACAATTGGATGATTTGTACAAACCAGAAAGTATAGTCTGCCCGTGTGGAAAAGCAGCTATACGGTTTGTTTCCTTGCAACAAACACCATGGGTCCTTATGTCCCATGTTCCTACTAATGTACCATTGGATACTACTGGTAACTGGTTTTCAGCAGTAGTGTTTAAAGGACCCGTTACCTGCGGCCATTACATGTACGCAGTTAACGGCAGTTTGATTTCAGTCTATGACGCCAATACTAGGAAACGCACAAGCGACCTATTGGTGCCTGCGACTGACATATTATATAAAGATGTAAACTTTACTACCAGTAGTAAGGTTGTTACTTTCTATTTAGATGGAGTTAAACTCACACAGATTGACCCGGATTTGACTCAGTATGTGAAGCGCGGTGATTACTACTTCACCAAAGCACCTATAGATGTTGTAGCTGCACCTAAAGTAGTTACACCATATGATGGCTTTAGACTTGTTTCCGACCAGGCTAGTGAGCTAGCTGAGGCATTTAACAAGGCTATAAACGCAAGTAGTGACGGACCTAAACGTAGCCTGACCGTTTACCCAGACTGTTCTGGTGACGCAGTTGTGGTAAACGAAGAAATCCCGTCCTATGCGCATGGTGCACTCATACAAGGAAAGCCCGTGCTGTATCCAAAGAAACCAAAGACCTGGAAGAAACTAGTGCCTTTGTTGTCAGTACTAGAGGTAAAAACCAAAAATAGGTTTGAGGCCTTACCTGTTGATCAATTGCCAGAGCAGACTGTGGAGGTGGTAAAGAAGCATAAGGTTGCGACTGAACCACTCTATGGTTTGACTGCTCCAATTGTTTTGGATGGTGTGAATTATGTCCCCGGTAAGAAGGGTGACTTACTCTGTTTGAAAGAGTTTACTATTATAGACTTGAAAACTTTCTACGTAGAAGGAAACCAACCTTTTGTGTTGCTGAAAGAAAACCACTTAAGCAAGCTGTTGGGGCTAAAAATTAGCAGCAATAAGCTTGTTGTCAACAAGATTAGCAGTGCGCTGATCTTGAGCTATGGATTATCCCTAAAATCGGCGTGTGCGGTCAAGTGCGCAACCAAGAAGACGTTGCGGTATGGGGCCCAAGCCACTGCCAATTGTATACGAGAGACTAAACCAGGTGCGAAAATCGTGGGCATACTGTGTATGTTCTACCGCGTCCTTTTGCATCTCTGGTTTGCAATAAAGAAACCACCACTAGTCAAAGTGTCTGGTATTGTTGCTTACAACACAGGGTGTAGTGTTACGGCTTGTGTCTTTAATTATCTGAAGGCGCGATTCAGTAACACTTCATGGACTGGTATTAGCAGAGTACTTAGATTACTCTTATACATGTGGTTTACATGGACTTGTCTAGCGATAGTTGGAGTGTGGGTTTCTGAACCTTATGCCCCATCACTGCTAACCAAGGTGAAACAATACTTCGGTTTTGTGTTCCCATGTGATTACCTAACAGTTAATGAGACTAGCGAAGGCTGGTTCCACCACATGTGCATGTCTGGTATGGATGGTCTTGATTACCCAGCTCTCAAGATGCAGCAGCGTAGGTATGGTAGCCCGTATGACTGGACATACATGGTAATGTTTCTTGAAGCATTTGTAGCATATTTGCTATACACACCAGTTTTACCACTTGTAGGTATCATTGGGTGCCTACATGCATTGGTTCTCTATTTGCCCATATCACTTGGCAATAGCTGGCTGGTTGTTTTCTTCTACTACTTTGTAAAGCTTATACCCCTGAGCAGTTTGCTTCGTATGTACATAGTTAGTGCATTTTTATGGCTGTGTTACAAAGGTTTTGTACATGTTCGGTATGGTTGCACCAATGTATCATGTCTCATGTGCTATAAGCGTAACATTGCTACGCGGGTTGAGTGCTCGACCGTAGTTAATGGCGTAAAGCGCGTGTTCTACGTGAATGCAAATGGTGGGACATACTACTGTACTAAACATAATTGGAACTGTGTTAATTGCGACACATATACTGTGGATAGCACCTTTATTTCGAGGCCTGTTGCCTTAGATTTGAGTGCTCAATTTAAAAGACCCATAAACCACACAGATGAAGCATATTATGAGGTCACATCTGTTCAAGTGCGTAATGGCTATGTTTACTGCTATTTTGATAGTGAAGGAGAACAGAGCTATGAACGCTTTCCAGTAGATAGTTTTACTAATGTTAGTAAACTGTATTATTCAGAGCTGAAGGGTAACCCTCCTGCTTTTAATGTTTTGATCTTCGATGCTACCAACCGCATTGAGGAAAATGCCGTTAAGACTGCTGCAATCTACTATTCACAGCTGGCTTGTAAGCCGATACTGCTTGTGGATAAACGTATGGTTGGAGTAGTGGGTGACGACACAGCAATAGCCAAAACTATGTTTGAAGCTTATGCTCAAAGTTACCTTTTAAAGTATAACATCGCTATGGATAAGGTTAAGTCATTGTATGCAACAGCACTCCATCAAATAGCATCCGGGACATCCGTTGAGGCTGTGCTTAAAGTGTTCGTTGGCTCAACTCGCGAGGAAGCTCGTGACTTAGAGTCGGATGTTGACACTAATGAGTTAGTGTCTTGCATTCGTATGTGTCATCAAGATGGCTGGGAGTGGACCACTGCATCCTGGAACAACTTAGTGCCTACCTACTTAAAGCAGGAAACACTAAGTACACTGGAGGTTGGTCAACTAATTACATCTAATGCACGCTACATTAATGCTAACATGGCTAAAAGTGCTGCAGTGCAAATAGTATGGCGCTATGCAGATTTTGCTCGTTTGAGTGAGTCTGTACGCCGCCAGCTAAAAATAGCTGCTCGCAAGACAGGGTTGAGCTTACAGCTTACAACCTCTAACTTGAAAGCAGATGTTGCATGTGTTGTTACACCATTTAAAGTAGTTGGTGGAAACAAACGCGTTATACCGTGGCGCAGCATTCTTGTGCACGTGCTTATGTTGTTAGTGGTGCTAAACCCTCAATGGTTTACTCCATGGTACACAATGACTGCAGTGCCTTATGATGTTATTGACTTTAAGGTAATAGACAATGCAATTCTCAGGGATATAGTGCCTACTGATACTTGCTTTGCTAATAAGTTTGAAACCTTTGATAATTGGTACCACAACAGGTTTGGTACATATGAGAACAATTGGCGTTGTCCTATGGTTGTAGGTGTTGTCAAAGAGCTGGTTGGTGTTTTAAAACCAGACTTACCTGTGCGATTTGTGCGCGTAGGTACAACACTACTACCGGTTGTGAACTTTGGTATGAGTGGAGCAGACAGTGTTTGCTACACACCATACAGCGCCATTAGTTACAGTGATTTTGAAACCAGTGCATGTGTCCTTGCGGCAACTTGCACATTGTTTACAGGTGTGGGGGGACAGCCGGCGCCCTATTGTGCCGATCCCACATTAATACCCAATGCTACACATTATGGAATGCTTAAACCACATGTGCTGTACCCATTCTATGAGACCGCTGGCTACATTAGGTTCCCAGAAGTTATAGATGCGGGTGTGCACATTGTGAAGTTAATGGCAATGGAATACTGTAAAGTAGGCCGTTGCGATGTATCAGAAGCTGGTGTTTGTGTAACACTCACTCCAATGTGGGTGGTTAACAACCCGACTTTTAGGCAATTACCTGGTGTGTACTGCGGTGCATCCTTTATGGATATGATTCTGCAGGTGTTTACTCCCATGTTCACACCTGTGGGCGCCGTTGATATAACTGGGTCTATTATTATGGGCGCATGCTTAGCTGTTGCCATTTCTATGGTTCTCTATTACCTGCTTAAATTTAGGCGGGCTTTTGGAGACTACTCTAGTGTGGTCCTTGTGAACATACTAGCTTTTGTGGTGAATGTCTTAGTGCTTTGCTTGGAAGGTGCTTACCCCATGCTGCCTAGCATTTATGCCTTGTTGTTTTTGTATGTGACATGCTATTTTAGTAGCGATGTGGCTGCTATTATGCATGTTTCATTCTTGGTTATGTTTACCAGCGTTATCCCCTTGTGGGTTACGATGGTTTATGTAGTAGTCCTGTGTAGCAGACATGCTTTATGGTTTGCCGGCCTGTGTACTAAACGTACAGTTCAGGTAGGTGACTTGAGCTTTCACTCCTTCCACGATGCTGCCTTGCAGACATTTATGCTGGATAAGGAAAAGTTCCTACGCCTTAAGCGGGAGCTTTCACCTGATGCTTATGCCAAATACTTGGCCTTATTCCCCAAGTATAAGTATTACAATGGCCCAATGGATACCGCCGCCTATAGAGAGGCTGCTTGTGCACATTTGGTCATGGCCTTAGAGAAATTTTCTACTGGAGGCGGTGATTCTATCTACCAACCACCACGTTGTAGTGTTGCTGCGGCTACATTGCAAGCTGGCTTGGCTAAGATGGCTCATCCGTCTGGTCTTGTTGAACCATGCATTGTTAAAGTGTCGTATGGCACTATGACTCTGAATGGAGTGTGGCTTAACAACTACGTCCTTTGCCCTAGACACGTTTTGTGCACGCGCGATGATTTGGTAAACCCAGATTATCAGCGTTTGTCCATGCGTGCTGCAAACTACGACTTCCATGTCTCACAAAATGGCCTTAACCTTAGAGTGACTGGTCATGTTATGGAAGGAGCCCTTTTAAGACTTACAGTAGATGCTACAAATCCCAAAACACCTGCGCATTCGTTTGTGCGTGTGTCTACAGGACAGGCCATTAGTATTTTGGCTTGTTATGATGGTATTCCAGCTGGAGTGTACACATGTACCTTGCGTGCTAATGGTACACTACGTGCTGCATTTCTTTGTGGATCCTGTGGGAGCCCAGGCTTTGTCATGAATGGTAAGGAGGTGCAGTTTTGCTACCTACACCAACTTGAATTGCCTAATGGCACTCACACTGGTACAGATATGCATGGTGCCTTTTATGGCCCTTTTGAAGACAAGCAAGTTCCTCAGCTGGCGTCTCCAGATGTAACAATCACAGTCAACGTATTGGCGTGGTTGTATGCAGCTGTGTTGTCAGGTGAGAGCTGGTTTGTAACTAAATTAGGTATAACAGCAGCTGAGTTTAACACTAGCGCTGTGAAATACATGTGTCAATCTGTGACTGAGGAGAGTTTACAGGTATTACAGCCTTTGGCCGCTAAGACCGGAGTTTCTGTTCAGCGTATGCTGTCTTCACTGAAGGTCTTACTGTCTACAGGATTTTGTGGTAAAACCATAATGGGATCTTGCTCACTTGAGGATGAGCACACACCATACGACATTGGTCGTCAGATGCTTGGAGTGACACTTCAGAGCCGTACACAGAAATTTGTTAAGTGGGCTATGCAATGGTTTTTGATAGTCTTTGCATTGAGCTGCTTGACTTTGCTACACTTGTCTCAGTGGACTGTACTTGGAGCCTTACCACTACAGCTGTTATTGCCATTGCTGGGTTTTATTAGCTGTTGTGTGGGTTTCATGGCTATGTTTATAAAGCATAAGCACACCTTTTTGACTGTGTACTTGCTACCTGTGGTTATGGTTGCTGCTTATTACAACTTCCAGTACCAACCTGAGGGCATACAGGGCTATTTGTTGTATGTGTACAACTACGTAAACCCTGGACGCTTTGACATGGGCTTTGACCTAACTACTATGCTTGTAATCAGTGGCATAACAACACTGCTGAGTGTACGCATAGCTAAAAGTGACACTTATTCCAGAGTGTGGTATGTATGCACGGCTATTGGCTGGGTTTACAATTGCTGCACTGGTACTGCCGAGACCATAGCGTTGAGTTACTTAACGTTTGTGGTGTCCGTGTTTACTAATTACACAGGTGTTGCATGTATATCTGTGTACGTGTCACAGGTTATAGTCTGGGCTATGGCTTGGGTTGAACCTGGTATTCTGATGTATGGACACTTTAGGTGCGTCCTTGTCTGCTATGTGATCATAGGCTATTGCTGTACCTGTTACTTTGGTGTGTTTAACCTCTTAAACAGGTTGTTTAGGTGCACATTAGGCACATATGACTACGTAGTCAGCTCTCAGGAGTTGCGCTACATGAATTCAAATGGCCTTTCACCTCCTACGAATTCCTGGCAGGCTATGGTTCTTAACCTTAAGCTGGCAGGTATTGGTGGTGTGCCTATGTACAAGGTTGCTACAATACAGTCTAACATGACTGACCTTAAGTGTACAAGTGTTGTGCTCTTATCTGTGTTGCAACAATTGCATGTGGAGTCTTCCTCAAAATTGTGGTCATTGTGCGTTAAACTGCATAATGAAATTCTTGCGGCTACATCCACGACCGACGCATTTGAAGCCTTTGTGTCGCTGTTGTCAGTTTTACTGTCTTTACCTGGAGCCATAAACTTGGATGAGTTGTGTAATAGCATCCTGGAAAATAACACTGTTTTACAAGCAGTGGCCAGTGAGTTTAGCAACTTGTCCTCGTATGTGGATTACGAAAATGCTCAAAAAGCCTATGACACTGCAGTGACTACAGGCGCACCTGTGTCTACCATTAAGGCTCTGAAGAAGGCTATGAATGTAGCCAAGAGTGTGTTGGACAAAGATGTTGCCACGGCTAGAAAACTGGAGCGTATGTCTGAAATGGCGATGACTGCAATGTATAAGCAGGCTCGCGCTGAAGACAAGCGTTCTAAAGTTACATCAGCCATGCAGACCATGTTGTTTAACATGATTCGGCGACTTGATTCCGACGCACTAAATAGTATTCTTACCAATGCGCGTAATGGTATTGTGCCCTTGGGCGTTATACCACGTACGGCAGCAAACAAGTTACTCCTAGTGGTGCCAGACTACTCGGTGTTTTCGTCAACAGTAGTGTTGCCGACGCTGACATATGCTGGTAGTGCATGGGATGTGACACAAGTGTCAGACGCTGATGGTAAGAATGTCAATGTTACAGACATAACGCGTGAGAATAGCGCTAACCTTGCTTGGCCTTTGGTTATAACCGCAGTCAGGCAGGTTGCTACCTCTCCCGTTAAACTGCAGAATAACGAGCTGATGCCACAAGCCGTTAAGAGAATGGCTGTGACAGCAGGTATTAGTCAGACTAGCTGCACTACAGACACAGTGGCCTATTACAATGCTTCCAAGGAGGGTAGACATGTAATGGCTATACTGGCTGATGTAGACGGCTTGCTTTATGCAAAAGTTGAAAAGTCAACTGGTGATGGGTTTGTTATCCTAGAGCTAGAACCACCTTGCAAGTTTATGATTGAAACACCAAAGGGCCCTGCGCTTAAGTACTTGTACTTTACGAAGGGTCTTAAGAACCTGTGTCGCGGCACCGTGCTAGGAGCCCTAGCGTGCACTGTTAGATTACATGCTGGATCAGCCACTGAAGTTGCTAGCAACTCAGCCATTTTGTCGCTGTGTGCATTTAGTGTTGACCCTGAAGCTACTTATAAAGATTACCTAGATAATGGTGGTACACCAATTGGTAACTGTGTTAAAATGTTAACCACTCATACTGGAACTGGTCTTGCATTAACTGCGAAACCAGATGCTAGTATTGACCAAGAGTCTTTTGGTGGTGCATCCTGTTGTATTTATTGTAGATGCCACATTGAGCATCCTGGAGCCAGTGGTGTGTGCAAATTTAAAGGTAAGTTTGTACAGATACCGTTGTGTGGTGTGCCTGATCCTGTTGGATTTTGCATACGTAACGTGATTTGTTCCGTGTGCAACATGTGGCAAGGATATGGCTGTCCATGTGCTAGCTTACGTGAAGTGAGCCTGCACGCTAATGATGACTGCTTTTTAAACGAGTCCGGGGTGCTAGTGGAGTAGCCCGCCTAGTACCCCAAGGCATAGGTGTTCAGCCTGATGTCGTTTTAAGGGCTTTTGACATATGCAACTCTAAAGTTGCAGGTTTTGGTCTACATTTAAAGAACAACTGTTGCAGGTACCAGGAGCTAGACTCTGAGGGTAACAAACTGGACTCCTATTTTGTGGTCAAGCGCCATACCGAGGAAAATTATGCACTAGAGCAGCGCTGCTATGATAAGCTTAAGGATTGTGATGTGGTTGCACGTCATGATTTCTTTAAGTTTAAGGTGGAGGGTGTGATGACACCTCACATCTCACGGCAGCGTTTGACTAAATACACTATGGCTGACCTTGTGTACAGCCTTAGGCATTTTGACAACAACAACTGCGAGATACTCAAGGAGATCCTTGTTATGCGCGGTTGCTGTGATGAAGAGTTTTTCACCAAGAAGGACTGGTTTGACCCGGTAGAGACGCCGGAACTCATCTCAGTCTACCATAAGTTGGGAGAAACAGTGCGTAATGCCGTGCTATCTGCCAATAAAATGGCAGATGCTATGGTAAAAGCAGGACTAGTTGGTGTGTTAACACTTGACAACCAGGACCTGAATGGTAAGTGGTATGATTTTGGTGATTTCATAGAGGCACCTCCAGGTACGGGCGTGGCTGTTATGGACACCTATTATTCTTTGGCAATGCCTGTGTACACAATGACTAACATGTTGGCAGCTGAGTGTCATGTGGACGGAGACCTCACTAAACCTAAGAGGGTGTGGGATCTCTGTGTATATGACTATACGCAGTTTAAGTACTCGTTGTTTCAGAAGTACTTTAAATACTGGGATATGCAGTACCATCCTAATTGTGTGGCTTGCCCGGATGATAGGTGTATACTGCATTGTGCTAATTTTAACATACTGTTCAGTATGGTGATACCAAACACGTCCTTTGGACCTTTAGTGCAAAAGGTGTATGTGGATGGTGTGCCATTTGTTGTTTCAACTGGTTACCATTATAGGGAATTGGGTGTGGTCATTAATCAGGACATTAAAGTCCACTCCCAACGTCTGTCCCTCAAGGACCTGTTAGTTTATGCAGCTGATCCTGCTATGCATATAGCCGCTAGTCATGCTTTGGCTGACAAACGGACTGTCTGCATGTCGGTTGCTGCTATGACAACAGGTGTAACATTTCAAACAGTTAAACCAGGGCAGTTTAACGAGGATTTTTACAAATTCGCCGTTAAATGCGGGTTCTTTAAGGAAGGTAGCTCAATTTCATTTAAGCACTTCTTCTATGCACAGGATGGCAATGCTGCCATATCTGACTATGATTATTATAGGTATAACCTGCCTACAATGTGTGACATAAAGCAGTTGCTTTTTAGTCTGGAAGTGGTAGACCGCTACTTTGACTGCTACGAGGGTGGTTGCCTTCAGGCTAGCCAGGTTGTGGTTGCTAACTATGATAAGTCTGCTGGCTTTCCTTTCAATAAGTTTGGAAAGGCCCGGCTTTACTATGAGTCTCTATCCTATGAAGACCAGGATGAGTTGTTTGCATACACTAAGCGCAATGTGCTACCCACTGTTACTCAGATGAATTTGAAGTATGCTATCAGTGCTAAGAACCGCGCGCGTACGGTTGCAGGTGTGTCTATAGCGTCAACTATGACCAATAGGCAATTCCATCAAAAGATTTTGAAGTCCATAGCTGCGGCGCGAGGTGCGTCTGTGGTTATAGGTACGACGAAATTCTATGGTGGCTGGAACCGTATGCTGCGTACTTTGTGTGATGGTGTAGAGAAACCGCATCTTATGGGTTGGGATTACCCTAAGTGCGATAGAGCTATGCCCAATTTGCTACGCATCTTTGCTAGCTTAATATTGGCACGTAAACATAGTACGTGTTGCAATACTTCTGAGCGGTTCTACCGTCTTGCTAATGAGTGTGCGCAAGTTCTTAGTGAAATTGTCCTCTGCGGTGGCGGGTTTTATGTTAAGCCTGGTGGAACTAGCAGTGGCGATTCTACTACAGCGTACGCTAATAGTGTGTTTAACATATGTCAAGCTGTGAGTGCCAACCTCAACACATTTTTGTCTAGGGATGGCAATAAGATATATAACTCTTATGTGCAGGGCTTACAGAGGCGCCTGTACTTGGGTATATATCGTACACACACAGTAGACATGGAATTGGTTACGGAGTATTACAACTATCTGCGGAAGCACTTTAGTATGATGATACTCTCAGATGATGGTGTCGTCTGTTATAATTCAGACTACGCGTCTAAAGGCTATGTTGCTGACATACAGGGCTTTAAAGAGTTGCTGTACTACCAGAACAATGTCTTTATGTCTGAGGCTAAGTGTTGGGTAGAACCTGATATTACTAAAGGACCCCATGAGTTTTGTTCGCAGCATACTATGCTTGTTGACATGCATGGGGAGCAAGTTTATTTGCCATACCCGGATCCATCTAGAATACTGGGTGCTGGTTGCTTTGTTGATGACCTGCTTAAAACTGATGGTACGCTTATGATGGAGCGCTATGTCTCATTGGCAATAGACGCTTATCCACTCACTAAGCACCACGATGCGGAGTATCAGAATGTATTTTGGTGTTATCTCCAGTACATTAAGAAACTCCATGAGGAATTGACAGGTCATCTGCTAGACACCTACAGTGTGATGTTAGCTAGTGAGAATGCAGCCAAGTATTGGGAGGTTGAATTCTATGAGAACATGTACACTGAGTCCGCAACGTTGCAGAGTGTAGGTACATGTGTTGTTTGCAGCTCACAAACGTCGTTACGATGCGGAGCATGCATACGCAGACCTTTTCTGTGCTGTAAGTGTTGTTACGATCACGTTGTGTCTACCACACACAAGCTAGTGTTGTCGGTCACACCGTACGTCTGTAACAACCCAACATGTGATGTAGCTGATGTCACTCAATTATACCTTGGTGGCATGTCCTACTATTGTAAGGACCACAAGCCGGTGATATCATTCCCACTGTGTGCGAATGGCCAGGTTTTTGGTCTGTATAAGAATATTTGTACTGGTAGCAACGACGTCATAGACTTTAATAGTCTAGCGACTTGCGACTGGTCCAATAGTAAGGATTATGTGCTTGCAAACACAGCATCTGAACGGCTGAAGTTGTTTGCAGCAGAAACATTACGTGCTACAGAAGAGAATGCAAAACAGGCATATGCTTCTGCCACAGTTAAAGAGGTTCTAAGTGAACGTGAACTTGTCCTTTCATGGGAAGTTGGCAAGACGCGACCACCGCTAAACCGTAATTATGTCTTCACTGGGTTTCACATTACTAAGAATAGTAAGATTCAGCTTGGTGAATACATTTTTGAAAAGGGTGACTATGGTGACGTGGTTACGTACCGCGCTAGTACCACCTATAGATTACAAGTAGGAGACTACTTTGTGCTGACATCACATTCTGTGCAGGCATTGAGTTCACCAACGCTTTTACCGCAAGAACGGTATACAAAGTTGGTAGGACTGTATCCAGCATTAAATGTGCCTGAGGCTTTTGTTACTAATGTTGTGCACTACCAGCGTGTTGGTATGGCCCGGTATACAACTGTACAAGGACCACCCGGCACTGGTAAGAGCCATTTGTCTATAGGGTTGGCATTGTACTACCCATCTGCTAAAATAGTATACACAGCGTGTTCCCACGCAGCTGTAGATGCTTTGTGTGAAAAGGCACTTAAGCACTTGCCTATTAATAGGTGTAGTCGCATAGTACCAGCTAAAGCGCGCGTTGAGTGTTTCAACAGGTTCAAGGTGAACGATGTTGGCTCCCAATACGTGTTTTCTACTATAAATGCACTCCCAGAAACAACAGCTGATATTCTGGTTGTGGATGAGGTCAGCATGTGCACTAACTATGACTTGAGCATGATTAATGCACGTGTTCGCGCTAAGCACATTGTTTATGTTGGTGATCCAGCCCAGCTGCCTGCACCTCGTACACTGCTTACTAAGGGCACATTGGCACCTGAACATTTTAATTCAGTTTGCCGCATAATGGTTGCTGTAGGACCAGACATTTTCTTAGCCACTTGCTATCGGTGTCCTAAAGAGATAGTAGATACCGTTAGTGCACTGGTTTATGATAACAAGCTGAAGGCGAATAAAGGCTCTACAGGTGAGTGTTTTAAATGCTACTACCGTGGTAGCGTTACACACGATGCCTCTAGTGCCATAAATCGCCCACAGTTGAATTTAGTCAAAGAGTTTTTAACACAGAACCCTAAGTGGCAGGATGCTGTGTTTATTTCTCCATATAATAGCCAGAATGCAGTTGCTAGACGCATGCTGGGTTTGCAGACTCAAACTGTGGACTCTTCTCAGGGTTCAGAGTTTGACTACGTTATTTATTGTCAGACTTCAGATACTGCACATGCATTGAATGCAAACAGGTTTAATGTAGCAATAACGCGTGCTAAGAAGGGCATACTTTGTGTTATGTCTGACTCCACGTTGTATGATGCATTAGACTTTGTTCCCATGGATGTAACGCAGTTTATTAAGCCTAAAACACAATCTGCTGCTGCTGTAGGCTTGTTTAAAGATTGTTCTAAATCTGAACAAGTAGGTCCTGCATATGCACCTACCTTTGTGTCCGTTAATGATAAGTTCAAGCTCAATGAGTCTATGTGTGCACATTTCGACACCAATGAGGTGCAAATGCCATACATTAGGCTCATCTCTGTTATGGGTTTTAGGTTTGACCTACATATACCAGGCTACTCTAAGCTGTTCATCACGCGCGAGCAAGCAATACGCGAAGTGCGTGGTTGGATTGGCTTTGACGTTGAAGGCACTCATGCCTGTGGCCCTAATGTTGGTACAAACCTACCCTTGCAAATAGGGTTTTCAACAGGTGTTAACTTTGTTGTTACACCGGCAGGCTTTGTAGATACTGATTCTGGCTCAAGAATAGCACAGATTCCTTCTAAACCACCACCTGGTGATCAGTTTAAACACTTAATACCACTCTTGCGTAAGGGCGAACCTTGGTCCGTGATACGTAAGCGGATCGTAGAAATGCTCTGTGATACGCTGGATGGTGTTAGTGATACAGTTACATTTGTGACATGGGCACATGGTTTTGAGTTGACAACATTGCATTACTTTGTCAAAATTGGCAAGGAACGCAGTTGTTTCTCATGCAAGCGTCGCGCTACTCTGTACAGTAGTGTGTATGATGCTTATGCTTGCTGGACGCACCATAGGCACATCGGGGGCGCTGACTACGTGTATAACCCATTTTTAGTTGATGTGCAACAGTGGGGTTACGTGGGTAATCTGCAAACCAACCATGATGCAATTTGTGATGTACATAAGGGTGCTCATGTAGCGAGCTGCGATGCCATTATGACGCGCTGCTTGGCTATACATGACTGCTTTTGTAGAGAGGTTAATTGGGACATTGAGTACCCCATTATCTCTAATGAACTGGCTATTAATAAGTCATGTAGGGTAGTACAGCGCCTTGTGCTTAAAGCTGTAACACGTGCTATGCATGTGACTACCATTTATGATATAGGCAATCCTAAAGCTATAAGAGTTCCTGGCGTTGATGTAAAACGCTGGAAATTCTACGACTGCAAGCCTATTGCTAATGGTGTGGAAACCCTGCATTATTCTTATGCCATTCACAAAGATCAGTTTGCGGATGGTTTGACTATGTTCTGGAACTGCAATGTGGATTGCTACCCAAATAATGCACTTGTGTGTAGGTTTGACACACGAGTCCTATCTAAATTGAATTTGGCTGGATGTAATGGTGGTTCACTTTATGTGAATCAGCATGCATTCCATACATCTGCATATAATAAGAGTGCCTTCGTAAATTTGAAGCCACTACCGTTCTTTTTCTATTCCGATACTCCTTGTGAGAATGCTATCGGTATGAGCACAGACTTTGTCTGTGATGTTGATTATGTTCCACTTAAGTCGAACGTGTGTATAACACGTTGCAACTTAGGTGGTGCTGTTTGTAAGAAGCATGCTGATGAATATAGGCAGTTTTTAGAGTTCTACAACACAATGGTAAGCGCAGGCTTTACATTGTGGGTAGACAAGAAGTTTGATGTTTTCAATCTCTGGTCAACTTTTACTAAGTTGCAGTCTTTAGAGAACGTCGCTTATAATGTAGTAAAGAGCAGTCATTACACAGCAATACCTGGTGAACTACCAGTGGCTATTGTAAATGACAAGCTGTATGTGAAAGATGAAGGGTATGACAAGCTACTCTTTACTAACAAGACATGCCTACCAACTAACGTAGCATTTGAGTTGTGGGCGAAGCGATCAGTTAAAGTTGTTCCAGAATGTAAACTGCTGCGCCATTTAGGCGTAACATGCACTTATAAACAAGTTTTATGGGATTATGAAAACGAGGCACCAATAGTACCCTGTACTATTGGTGTCTGTAACTACACAGACCTGGCTAAAGAGGTTAGTACTGAAGTACAAGCACAGACAGTACTTATAGATGGTAGAGACCAAGATGCGTATAGCAAATTCTGCCAGCTTAACAATGCTGTCTACTTTTCACCACAGAAACCTAAATGCGTTGCCATACAAGGGCCACCTCATGCATCCATTAATGGAGTTGTCATAGAGGCACCTGAAAAAGGCACTCAGTTTTGGTACGCAGTTAGGCGTAATGGTGAGTTTGTACAGTTAAGTGATACGCTATTCACTCAATCCAGGACTTTAGATGACTTTGAACCACGTTCTGAAATGGAAACTGACTTCCTTAATCTAAGCCAACAAGACTTCCTTGTGAAGTATGACTTAGAGGGTTATGGCCTTGAGCACATAGCCTACGGGCAGTTTGAAAGTGTTATTGGAGGACTACACCTCTTGATAGGTGTGGTTCTACGTAAGAAAGTCTCTGACATACGGCTTGAAAGTGTCCTTGGTAATGACACGGTCACGTCGTATGCAGTTGTTGATAAGCCTACAGCCGCTAATAAGCAAGTCTGTAGTGTGTTTGATGTACTACTTGATGACTTTGTCGCTCTGTTAAAAGAACAGGACCGCACAGTAGTATCAAAAGTAGTACAAGTTACATTAGACTTTAAAGTATACAGGTTCATGCTGTGGTGTAAAGATGGCCAAATTGCCACCTTTTACCCGCAACTGCAATCTAAACAAGATTGGAAACCTGGTTATAGTATGCCTGCGCTTTATAAAGTGCAGAATGCAGTTTTAGAACCTTGTTTACTACATAATTATGGTCAACCTGCACGGTTACCATATGGCACTTTAATGAATGTGGCTAAGTATACACAACTTTGTCAATACCTTAACACGTGTACGCTGTCTGTACCTGCTAAAATGCGTGTAATGCACTTTGGTGCTGGTAGCGATAAAGGTGTGTGTCCTGGAACATCTGTCCTAAAACAATGGTTACCAACCGATGCATTATTAGTTGATAACGATTTGGACCGTTGCGTATCTGATGCAAATTACACATTTGTAGGAAACTGTGAATTATTTAGCACTAACCATAAATGGGATCTGGTGATTAGTGATATGTATGATGCGAGAACTAAGCAAGTAAATGGTGATAACATCTCTAAGGAGGGCTTTTTCACCTACTTGACAGGGTTTATTAAGAGTAAATTAGCACTTGGAGGCAGCATTGCTGTAAAAATTACAGAACACTCCTGGAATGCTGATTTATATGCTATGATGGGACACTTTGGATGGTGGACCTGTTTCTGCACCTCTGTAAATTCCTCGTCATCAGAGGCTTTTCTGATTGGTATTAACTACCTGGGTAGGGGCCAATTGCTTGATGGTGACCAGTTACATGCTAACTACGTCTTTTGGCGCAACAGCACCCTCATGCAGTTGTCATCATACAGTTTGTACGATTTACAGCGATTCTCACTCCGTGCTAAAGGCACCCCAGTGATGACGCTGAATGAATCACAGCTGAACGAACTAGTACTCAATCTCCTCAAGGCAGGGAGGTTGTTAATCAGAGATGTTTCGGACGTTGCTCTTAGCGGCGTTGTTTAACGCCTGCTGGTGTGCGCGTCCGACTTGTATTAAGCCTACTGAAACATGGGGCACGCCTTCATTTACGGGTGTGGAGTATGTACCACATAACACTACCTATGTCTCAGTACCGCTTAACAAGCTATCATGCTTATTACCAGACCCTTATATGGCACACTCAGGACAGACTGTGAGACAAAAGTTATACATGGGCAATACCTCCAATACGCTTGTATACCCAGTCACACCACCAATGTTCAACCTTACATATGGCAATGTGACACCTGGTGTGTACAACACGTCTTTTCTACCAGTCTTTGACGGGCTCCTTGTGCATACCTACATGAATCGGTTTGCACACTTGGATAACCCTAATAGGACATGTCAAGAGCCATTTGGCGTTGTGTTTGGCACTACCTTTGAGCAAGACCGTATTGCTATGGTCATAATTGCTCCAGGTGAGTTTGGTATGTGGGGTCAGGTTAACCGGCCTAACACTACTTTTGTTCATGTAGTGGCATGTAGTAATGCTACCATTTGTGCCTACCCTATGTTCAATAGGTGGGGACCAGCTGGTAGCATACATGCCGAAAACTCCTTTGTTGAGCACAACTCCTCGTGCTTTTTGAATGACACTTTTGAGATTCCAATGGGTACATCTCGTGTCAATTTAGCTTTTAGGTTTCAAGACGGCAACCTTTTACTGTACCATACAGCTTGGCTGCCGACTGAAAACTATACTTTAAGTGGTGACTACCCCCTACGTTACGCACGTAGTGTTGGTGTAGGCTCCAATTTACCGTTTGCTCAATTCTTTCAGTCTGTCGCTCGTGCACGTGATAGTGCATGCGCTTTCCTACATAATAATTTGTACATAGCCCCTGTACAGCCTAAAGAGCTGCTTGTTAAGTACAATGACCAAGGCATGCCTGTAGAAATTGCAGACTGCTCTGCTGATTCTACACAAGAGCTATATTGTATTACTGGCACCTTCACACCAAGTGTCGGTGTTTATCAATTAAGTCGCTATCGCGCTGAAGCCAAAAAGCTTGTGCAAGTTACACAGCAAGAAGACTCCTGCGCGATACCGTATACTACTATTCTAGAACCACCCTCACCGGCTGCGTGGGTGCGTGCTACCATTTCTAATTGTACTTTCGACTTTGAATCGCTACTGCGGACATTGCCGACATACAATTTGAAGTGCTATGGCATCTCACCTGCTCGACTTAGTACTATGTGCTATGCTGGGGTGACGCTAGATATTTTTAAACTAAACACCACCCACTTGTCCAACATGCTTGGATCTGTGCCGGATGCTGTTAGTATTTACAATTATGCCTTGCCTAGCAACTTTTATGGTTGCGTGCATGCTTATCATCTTAATAGTACTACTCCATATGCAGTGGCTGTACCACCTGGCGCTTACCCAATTAAACCAGGTGGCAGACAGTTGTTTAACAGCTTTGTGTCTCAAGTCTTAGACTCACCAACGTCACAGTGCACCCCTGCTAATTGCATGGGTGTTGTTGTTATAGGGTTAACACCAGCTTCTGGTTCTAACCTCGTGTGTCCAAAGGCTAACGATACACAAGTTATCGAAGGTCAGTGTGTGAAGTACAACTTTTATGGCTATGCAGGCACCGGTGTTATAAACCAGAGTGACCTTGCCATACCCAACAACAAGTTGTTTGTTACTAGCAAATCAGGAGCTGTCCTTGCCGTACGTGCAGGTGACAAAGTTTACAGCATCACACCTTGTGTGTCAGTGCCCATTTCAGTTGGTTATGACCCTGGACATCAGCGTGCGCTTGTGTTCAACGGTCTCGACTGTAGTGCGCGCGCGAATGCTGTAAGCATGCCAGCTTCCGAATATTGGACCGCAGCCGCTAGCACTACTGCTCGCGGTTCTGAGCCTGTATTAGACACACCGTCTGGTTGCGTCTACAATGTTAATAACTGCACTACACACACAGTTAGTGTTTGTGAAATGCCTATTGGTAACAGCCTTTGCCTCGTCAGCAACTTTACGTGTTCTGACGTGGCAACAGCTAGCCTTAGTCCAAATTTGTTAAGCTTGGTTGTATACGACCCCACTGATGCGGGACTTAAAGTTCTAACACCGGTGTACTGGGTCAGTATACCCACCAACTTTACACTAGCTGCAACAACTGAGTACATTCAAACCACTGCACCCAAAGTCAATGTTGACTGTGTTAAGTACCTATGTGGCGACTCTGAGCGCTGCATAGATGTGCTGTCACAATATGGGGCTTTCTGTGAAGACGTCAACAAGGCTCTTGCCGACGTCAGTGCTATTATTGATTCATCTATGGTGACTATGGTTTCAGAGCTTACTGCCGGTGTGATGTGGAGTGAAACACCTCAAGCTAATGTCGGCTCATATAACTTTTCCGGTCTTATGGGCTGTCTAGGTTCCAACTGTCAGGAGAAGCAGTATCGTTCTGCTATCTCAGACTTGTTGTATAATAAAGTTAAGGTAGCAGACCCAGGGTTTATGGGTGCTTACCAGAAATGTATTGATGAGCAGTGGGGTGGCAGTGTGAGAGACCTTATTTGCACTCAGACATTTAATGGCATCTCAGTGTTACCGCCCATTGTCTCTCCTGGCATGCAAGCCTTGTATACATCTTTATTAGTAGGTGCTGTTGCTTCATCTGGCTACACCTTTGGCATTACGTCCGTTGGTGTCATACCATTTGCCACACAGCTCCAATTTAGACTTAATGGCCTTGGTGTTACCACCAATGTGCTCATGGAAAACCAAAAACTCATTGCCAACGCATTCAACAATGCCCTCACAGGCATACAGAAGGGTTTTGACGCTACCAACATGGCTTTAGCCAAAATGCAGAGTGTCATCAACCAGCATGCGCAGCAATTGAGTACTTTAGTTGACCAATTGGGCAACTCTTTTGGTGCTATCTCCTCATCCATCAATGAAATCTTTAGTCGGCTAGATGAATTAGAAGCCAATGCACAAGTAGATCGCCTTATCAATGGGCGTATGGTTGTCTTGAACACCTACGTCACTCAGCTGCTCATTAGAGCTTCTGAGGTTAAGGCACAAGCTGCGTTGGCTAGTCAAAAGATAAGTGAGTGTGTCAAAGCACAATCCCAGCGTAATGACTTTTGCGGTAATGGCACACATGTGTTGTCCATACCTCAAATGGCACCAAATGGTGTGTTGTTCTTGCACTACTCCTATCAACCTACAGCTTACAATTTAGTGCGTACTGCCGCTGGCCTTTGTTTTAATGACACTGGCTATGCACCTCTAGGAGGTTTGTTTGTGTTGCCTAACAACACAGACAGGTGGCTATTCACTAAAATGAGCTTTTACGATCCCGTAAACATCTCAGTTTCTAATACGCAGGTCCTTGCGGCTTGTGGTCTTAATTATTCTAGTGTCAACTACACCGTCCTTGAGCCGGCGGTTGACACTAGCTCCTTTAATTTTACAGAAGAGTTTGAAAAGTGGTACGTCAACCAGAGTCATATTTTTAACAACACCTTTAACGCCAGCGCCTTTAACTTTTCCCTTGTGGACGTTAATGAGCAGCTTGCGATTCTTACAGATGTTGTCAACCAGTTAAACCAGTCTTACATAGACCTCAAGCAGTTGGGCACCTATGAGTACACGGTCAAATGGCCGTGGTACGTATGGCTGGGTATGATTGCAGGACTAGTAGGCCTTGTGCTAGCGGTAGTTCTGCTGCTTTGTATGACTAATTGCTGCTCGTGTGCTCGCGGTGTTTGCTCTTGCAAGTCGTGTGCTTATGAGGAGCATGAGGATGTGTATCCTGCTGTTCGTGTGCATGGAAAACGAACGGCATGAATCTCTATAATTTGTTCCGTGACTTGCTGGTGACTCCTAAGCCATCCGAGCAACCCGCTCCGATTGGCTATGAGATACACCAGGAGTACCATAATCATGAGACTGGCTTCATACCCCTTGTGGTGTATGTGTCGCTCACTATTATACTATGGCTCGCATCGCGCGTGCGTAAGCCATATTTGAAGCTGCTAGCTACTCTAGCTTTGTGTATATTGCAGGCAAGTGTACTCGCATGGTTAGCTCTCTCACCAAACCGCATTGTAAGTCTAGGCGCTCAATGCCTTGTGCTCGCAACTGGGCTTGTGTGTTTTATTGAGAGATTAGCGCTAGCTATCCGTGTCCACTCCATGGCACCTTTTGTTTCTACTGCTGACAACTTTGCGGTGTTGCGTACCACTTGCAGTAGATTTGTTTTTCCTGTTGAATCGTCAAAGGACAACGTTGTTGTGTTAACTACCTCCCGTGGTGTCTTCTGTAACGGCATCCATGTAGAGGGACCAACAGCGCTGTCCGATAATGCTAGTATTGTAAGTCTGTTTAGCACCACTATTTTGCTGCTGGACAGAGTTGAGCAGGGCTATGACTACACAGTGTTTGTTTACATTAGTCAGCAAATACTGCGTAATTCTGAGAGCAACCCCCAGGGGGTGGTTAACCCTGAATTTGACGATGTCGAACTGTGATGTATGAGCTGGTGGGCACGGATACATCTGTGCTTATCGCCAATGTACTCGTACTCATAGTGTTGTGCGTGTGCATAGTCATTGTAGGCTGTGCGGTCTTGCTTATACTGCAGTTTATAGTTAGTACTTGTACCTGTTTCTTCACCTCAGTGTGTAAGCCAACAGTGTACATCTACAACAAATTTAAGTACGATTCACTCTCTAACGAACAGGAAGAGCTACTACTTTGATGCCAAAATGTCTGGGGGCAATGGCACAATACCTCGTTCAGAGGTTATGGCGGCTCTGCGCGACTGGAACTTTGCAATTTCAGTCGTCTTACTATTTATCACAGCTTTGCTCCAGTGGGGTTACCCAACTAGATGTAAACCGCTGTGGGTCATTAAAATGTGCATACTGTGGTTGCTGTGGCCAGTGTCTATAGCTGCCGCTGTATTTGCAGCGTTGTATCCCATTAATGATGTGGCTTTTGGCTTTGCCATCACATTTGCTTGTATCTCGTCCATTATGTGGCTGAGTTACTTCATCAGTTCTTTCAGATTGCTATGCAGAACCGGCTCACCCTGGTCCTTCATGCCTGAAACCAACATGCTTCTTAATGTACCGCTCATAGGTAGAACTGTGACGCGTCCTATTCTGGCAGACTCACCCGCCGTTCAATTTTTGATTCTGCGTGGTGACCTGAGATTTGAGGGTTTCAACCTTGGTCAATGCAGACCTGGTGAAATGCCTGATACTGTGACTGTGGCTAAAGCTGCCTCCTTACACTGGTACAAGAAGGCGTTAACTAGAGCCATAGGCAAAGAATCTGCCATCATTGTGTACATTAAGTACAAGGTTGGCAATCATAGAGTCCAGAACGCCCGCGAAGACGGGGATACAATCGCTATGTTTATAGCGTAATTTTGCTCTATCTTTCCTTTCTTTTTCTTCTTGGAAACGAACCTATCATGTCTGGCAGGAACACCCCTAAGGGTCGCCAAACACCGAAGGTGTCGTTTAAACAAGAGTCTGATTCTGACTCCGAGGCAGACAGGCATACTACTCGTAATGGTGCAAGGCCAAAGACCAACAATGGTCCTGCCACCATTAAGCCTGAAAAGCCACGTGCTGCTCCTATGCAAAATGTCTCTTGGTTTGCACCTCTTGTGCAGACCGGGAAGAGTGACCTTAAGTTCGCCCACGGCGAAGGTGTGCCCGTTAGCCAAGGTGTGGATGGTACATACCAGCATGGCTATTGGCTCCGCACACAGCGTAATTTTACCAAGGGTGGCAAGTCGTTGACTGCTAACCCGCGCTGGTATTTTTACTACACTGGGACTGGTCGCTATGCCGATCTTCGGTTTGGCACCCGTCAACCAGACATTTTGTGGGTTGGGCGGAATGGTGCTAACGTCAACAAGGTTGGCAATATGGGCACTCGTAACCCCAACAATGACTCAGCTATCCCTGTGCAATTGCCAGAGGGCATTCCTAAGGGATTTTACGCTGAGGGAACACGGTCCAGGAATTCCAGCCGGTCCAGCTCAAGGGGATCTAGTCGCAACACCTCAGCGTCTAACTCCAGAGCTAACTCCCGTGCTAGTTCACCAGGTCGCAATTTACCACCGCAGGCTGGTAGTGAACCTTGGATGGCTTATTTGGTCCAAAAGCTGCAGGCTCTAGAGTCTAAAGTGGATGGCAAAAAGCCTGAGAAGACACCTCAGAAGGTTACAAAGCAGGGAGCCGCTAACATGGCTGACAAGCTTCGGCATAAACGCACACCTCATAAAGGTAGTGGCGTTACTCAGAATTTTGGCCGTAGAGGACCTGGTGACCTAGAAGGCAACTTTGGTGACCTAGAAATGCTTAAACTAGGCACTGATGACCCCAGGTTCCCAGCTGCTGCTCAGATGGCACCTACGGCTGCAGCATTTCTGTTTATGTCTCACTTTGACACCCGTGAGGAGAATGATGCCACCTGGCTTAACTACCGTGGTGCTATTAAGTTGCCCAAGGACAACCCAAACTACGCCACGTGGATGAAACTCCTTAAGGAGAATGTGGATGCCTACAAGGACTTCCCGCAAACTCCAGAAAGGGAGACTAAGAAGAAAAAGAAAGATGTCGTTGTTGAGGACGTCACCGTTGTAGAAGACGTTCGTGATGAAAATGGCCTCACAGACGACGACTGGCTAGGCGCAGATGACACCACTATCTATGCAGATGAGAATGACAAACCCAAATCCCAGCGCAGGCGTAAGAAGCGCGAGGCAGCTGTTGTGGAAACACCGGATGTCTAAGTCGCACTAACGTTGGCCCAACGTTAGCTGTCAAAATGGGTGATTGTAACGGTATGTGGTCCATCTTTGGTAGCACCAATTGCAACTCTGCCAAAAATACGGCGGGCGGCAATTTGGAGGCTACTAATGTTTTGATTACATACGGCCCATATTTGGCAGCTATCGTTGGACTTCTGCTGCTGGTCTGTCTGTTTTACTGCTGTTATCTAAAGTTCAAGGCCTCCCAAGCGAAGAAGACCTACCGCAAGGAGCTTATTTCTTTGACCACGCGTCAGATTTATGCACCACCGCGGGAGATTTCGCATGTCTGAGGTCTAACGAACTCATAATGAAGCCTGTCCTGCTCTTGCTCTGCTTGCTTGCTGCTGCGCAGGCTATTACCTTAAGTTTTAAGGTGTTGTCAGTGTGTGATGGCACTGCCTGCCATAAACATACTCTTATTTCATGCCCACAGGGTGATGTCGTTAACATCACGCAAGCTGAAAGGCCATTTACAGTTATAGCCTGTGTGACGTTTACGCACGTCCTCTTCTCGGACGTGGGTAAATCGTTTCAGTTGACCTTCAATGACCAGTTATGTGGTCTGGAGCAGGTTGAATTCTATGACACTGTATCTGTGCGAGGGCAGCATGTCATTCGCTTTGGTTTTACCAGCGTTTGCTTTGACAATGGTATTGTCGGCGGCTGTCAGACTTACCACCTTGCCTGCCCCCAGCACCAATCAATACTTCACCTAAGGGAAGGTGACCTGTATTGGCAAGAAGCTTGTATTCACACCAGCGGCTTTACGCTTGCAGATGTGGGTAAACGCTATGAATTTTCTCTCAGGCATAGGAACTGCCTGCGCCATGTCATTAAACCCCATTCTTTTACTGAGGATGACTCCTCCTAGGTCTAACGAACTATGCGTCTCCTACTGCTTTTAGCACTGGTTTCTGCAGCTAGTTCGCTAACCTTCAAATTTAATTTTCAGTATCATTGTGTAGATGGCGACCAACCCAACTGTAGGGAGCTAGTTAGCACCTGTCAACATGTCCTAGTTCCAGTTAAAGCCACACCTAATGTCACGCTCTTTATGTGCGTGAAGTTGGAGGGAGTAAGATTCCAAGAAGTGGGTGTTACACACTACTACTCTCTGGTCAACCCTTATGGCAAATGGCAGTGCCAACACACTACCACCAGAGAAGGTACTCTTAAATGGGGTACAAAGACTATAACACTCACTGTGCTGGCCAAAGGTTTTGGCGTGCAGCTAGAGCAACCTGATGCGCTTTGCGACGCAGGTGCTATTTTTACTACTCGCATCCATCATGAAGTGGCCCATGTTTGCGTTAGCTTCAAGGGCTTCTACTTCGATGAGAGCGTTAGATTGTTTATTCTGTCTACAACACCAGATTGCAGCCTGGTTGTGCAACCCCTGGTTAGTGAGACACGTTATGTTTCTAAACCTGAGGGTCGCGTTGCTAGGATTGTAGACGAACTTTGATGGACCCTGCTGTGGGTAACGCTTTGGCTGCGAATGTAGTCCGCTGCATAGCACAAGACCTACATTTTGACACCACAGAACATGGCATTTGGGTGACCGGCGATCCACGTACGCGTGCTATTGCCTGGTGTCTATCCCGCATTTCTGCCGAGATGAGCTTCCCCTCCTACTCAGGTTTTATCAGATTGGTTTGCCATAAACCCTACCTTTTAGTTCGAGCTGCTATGGAACTGCCCATTACGTGGCTAAACATGCGCGTGCTGGTTACAATGGTGCGCACAATTTTGCAGTATGACATCTCTCGCACAATGTGTAGGCAACTCTATTGTGCGTTAGCTGCATATTTCCATAGAGTCGACAGTGACAAATTCTTTGACCAGTTGGTCACCGGCCCATACGATTGGCCATTACATGTTAAGTTAAGTTTACTCAGAGAGGCTACGGTCTAACCACAGGTTGGTGATCGCCGCGGTCTACTCTTATACAGAATGAGATCCTAGTGTACTGCAGTATAAGAAGGCATTGCACTCGCTATAATTAGGCTTTAGGTTAGTAAGGCATAATAGTGGATGGAGAAGGTGAAAGGACCCTAAGAGGCGCCTATATGGAAGAGCCACCCATGAAAGTTGCTTTGCAAATGCTAAAAACACCCCCTAGATTATAGTATGCTTTTTAGAGGATTTGCAAAAAAAAAAAAAAAAAAAAAAAAAAAAAAAA